TAAAGGGAAATTTCGTTAAAGAGGGCGAAATAATCGCCCTTAATCAAAACGAAGCTAAAAAGTATTTGGACGCCTCAATGATAGAGGCTTTTGAAGAAAGCGGCTTAAATATGCAGTCGCAAGATCAAGGCAACCCCGCCGATCAAGACGATAATTTGGAGCCAAAAGAAGAGTGAGGCGGCCGAAATGACGCTAATAGAAAAAATCAAAGAAAACGAAGGATTTAGAAACCGTATTTACGAAGATAGTTTGGGAAAGCCTACTATTGGTTACGGTTTTTTAGTTGTTGCTTTAAGCGACGACGAGATCGCTCTTAACGGCGGAAAGATAGAGTCGATGGACCGCGAGGTAGCGGAGCGAATTTTAGAACTGAAACTAAAAAAGCTAAAGCCTAGAGTATTTAAAGCCTTTGAGTGGCTACAAGAAAAGCCCGCAAACATTCAAGACGTCGTGATAGAGATGTGCTACCAGATGGACGTGAGTAAAGTTCAAAAATTCGTAACCACGATGCACCATATAAGAACGGGCGAATATAGGGCCGCCTATCAAAGCGGCATGAATTCTCTTTGGGCGAAACAAACGCCGAACCGGGCAAAGAAGGTGCTAAGTGGGCTATTTGATAACTAAGCTTCCTATCGTAGGTTTTACCTTGGCCGCGCTTTTGGGTTTTGCTTGCGTAAATTTGTTTTTGGAGAGCTCAAAACTCAAAAGCGTAAATTCCGTCTTGCTGAAAGACCTTGAAAGCGCAAAAGAGAAAAACGAACGGCTAACCAAGGACTACGCTACGGCCAAAAATAACCTAAACGCCTGCAACGTATCTCTTTCTTTACAAAACGAAGCTATAAAGGCCGCCGCGGTAGAGATCGACGATACTCCGGATAAGCAGACCGAGCGGATAAAGAAGATCTACGTCAAAGATAAAAGCTGCGAGGCCGAACTAGCTGCATATAAGGAGCTATTTCGTGATTAGGATTTGGATTTTTTGTCTGTTTGCTTTGATATTTACGGGCTGCGCGGCCAAACCTCAAACGAGCGAGCCGCACATGGTTTATCAAGAAAAATACGTGCCCGTAAGGTGCAATGCTAAGATGCCCGATAAGCCAAAAGACGACGGCAAATTTGAGACGCATAAGGCAAAGATGATCTATTACCGCGATTGCGAAAAAAAACTAAAACAATGCCTTGGAATAAAGGAATAAAATGGAAAACAGCCTAAATTTTAGCGACGAAATCAAAGAAACTACGGGTCTTATAAACTCCGCCGGAGCTTGGGGGCTAAACGAATTTTTAGTTTTTGCCGCTATTTTCGGATTTATCGCTTTCTTGGCTATTTTTTGGCTGCTTAATAAAAACGCGAACAAAAACGCCGAAATTTTGATAGACGTTTCCGTAAAAAGCAACGAGGCTATAAATAACAACACGGCCGCCACCAGAGAGCTAGTGGAGACGCTACGCACCGAAAACGGCGTAAATCGTCAAAAACTAAACGAAATTCACGACGACGTAAAAGAGATTAAATTTAGCGTCTCTCGCAAACGAGCCAAGCCGAGTTTTAGCGAACGCGTAAAAGAGAGCGAATATGAAGACTGAATTGATCGAAGCGGGCATAATTAGCGAAGTAAGCGGCGACAAGGCAAGAGTAGCCGTAGGCTCCATGGTTACCGATTTTTTGCCGGTATTTCAAAGTTTTTCAAACTCCTTTGCCGTAAGCTTCTCTCCTATCAGAGCGGGCGAGCAGGTTTTAGTCTTGCCGGTAAGAGGAAACCTAAACAGCGGCGTCATACTTCGCGGACTCTACCAAAGCGCGCATAAAGAGGAGCCGACGGATAAAAAGGTGTGCGTAAGCTTCGAAGACGGCGTAAGCATGAGCTACGATACGGCCGCATCGACTCTTGAAATCAAAAGCCCGAAATCGATAAATATAACCTGCGAAAACGCAAATTTGAACGCCAAAAACGTAACCGTAACGGCAAACGATACCGTCGTAAAAAGCCCGAGCATAAAACTTCTTGGCAATACCTTGATACAAGGCAGCATAAACACAGCTGGAAGTGATGGCGGGGCTGGAAGCTTTGAGATAAACGGAAACGTAAAGATAACCGGGTCTATAACGACGGGAGGCAACGCAAATTTCGGCGGCAACGTAAGAGACGGCAGAGGCGATCTAACCAACCATACCAACAACGGACTAGCGAGGGACTGATGGCAAAGTATCTAGCGGATATAAAACAGAGCATAAAAGACATCTTGCTCACGCCTCTAGGCTCGCGGGTTATGTTGCCGGAGTACGGCAGCCGCTTGTTCGAGCTAATAGACCGCAAGGTAGACGACGAGTTTAGAGCCGATCTTGCCTGCTACGTCATAGAAGCCGTAGAGAGATGGGAAAAACGAGTGAAGATAGACGAAGTAAAACTAATAAGCCTAAAAGACCATAGGCTAAATTTTAAGATCATCTTAACGAGCGGTAATGAAATCGGAGTTGAAATATGAAGTTAGACAATTTGCCTTTTCCAAACGTCATCGAAGAGCTAAATTTTAACGAGCTTTTAAAGGGTATCAAAGAGCTTTTTAAGAGCTATTTAAACGACGATGAAATTTCTTTGCTTGAAAGCGATCGATACTCCGCTTTGCTTGAAACTCTCGCATATCGTGAGCTTTTGCTTCGAGCCAGGATAAATGAAGGCGTGAAAAGCATGCTTTTACCTTATGCCTTAGGCAGTGATCTTGATAATGTCGTTGCGATTTACGGTATCGAAAGGCTAAAAGGCGAAAAGCCGACAGCCGACATCGAGCTTTGCCTGTCTACCACAAAAGATAGCGACACCATCGTGCCTGCAAAAAGTGTATTCAGGAGCGAAAAAGGTGATACAGCCATCCTCAAAGATAGTGTGACTATCAAGCAAGGGGAGTTAAAAGCCATCGGTAAAATCATACTCGATGAGTTCATAAAAGAAAGCGCGGTCAAATGCGAGCTCATTCAAACACCGCTGCCATTTGTGCTAAAAGCCAAACAAACATTAAATTTCACTGGCGGAGCGGATAAAGAAAGCGACGAGAGGCTTCGAAATCGAGCGGTGCTTTCGCTAGAGAGATTTTCAACGGCCGGAAGCGCGAAAGCATATATCTATCAAGCGCTCTCGGCAAATACAAAGGTACAAGAAGTTAGCGTGCTAAATGGCGGGCCCGGTATAGTAAACATCTATCTAAAAACCTCTGATATGAGCGAAGAAACTCGCGCTAGCGTCGAAAAATATCTAAGCGACGAAACCGTCAGACCGCTAACGGACAAAGTCAACGTCAAAAACGCTACTATCAAGGAAGTGACCATAAGGGCTAAATTGGAACTAAACGATCTATTTTTACAAGCACAAATCGACAAAGATGTGAAGGCGAGTAGGACCAGTCTAGGTTTAGGAGAGGATTTGAATTTAAGCTATATCTACTCCATATTGCACAAAAACGGAGTTTATCGTGTAAACCTAAGCTCTCCTGCGGCGGATATCAAAGTGAGCGAAGAAAGCTTTATAAAAATAAGCTTCGAGCTAAGTTACGCAAAGGCTGATTTATGAGCTTGCTTCCAAATCATAAAACTAAATTTGATAAGAAGCTAGACGAGTTTTTTGGCGTGAGATTAAATGGGCTCGATATCGGTGTTATAAATACGCTTGCCGACTCTTGCCCGTCATCTCTTTTACCGTTACTAGCTCAAAGTTTCGATGTAGATATTAATGGACTAGACGAAACGGACGCCAGATATCTAATAAAAAGTGCTTTTGAAATTCACTACTATTCAGGCACGTTTTATAGTCTAAATAGGGCGCTAAAGGCTCTATATAGCAATACAAATATCAAAGAATGGCACGAATACGGCGGCGCGGCGTATCATTTTAAACTCGAATTTGAAGCTAGCGACAAAGGTATAGATTTTAAGACTCTAGCTAAAAGCGATGAAATTATAAACGCTTATAAAAACGTCCGTTCGGTTTATGACGGAGCGAGTATAGCGCTAGCTAGCGTCGCACGAATCAAAGCTGCAAGCGCAAGCTTAAGCGGCGAGAGCGTGAGCGTATATCCGCTTGCGGTAGAAAATTTAGAGGTTTCTTCTAAGAAGTATTGCGCGCTCACATTTAAATTCGACGAAACAATGGAGGTAAAACTAGATGCAAGAATACTTTAGTATTTTAACTAACAAGGGTATCGATCTACTGTTAAAAGCAGCTGCTAATAAAACGCAGATCGCCTTAAGTAAGATGAGCGTCAGCGACGACGAAGGCGATCTTAATCAAAGTATCACCGCCCTTAATGGCGTAAAGCATAGCTTTAGCATAAATAGCCTGATAGTAGATGAAGCCGATCCGCATCAGCTAATTGCCGAGGGCATAATAAACGCGGACGTCGGAGGATTTTACATCAATAAAGCGGGAATTTATACCGCAAATGATGAGCTTTTTGCGGTAGCCAAACTTCCGCGCACCTATAAACCCAAGCTCGCAGAAGGTAGCGCAAAGGATATCACGATCAAATTTATCATGCAGGTAGATAATGCGGGCAGTGTTACGCTAAAAGTCGATAACAATGTTGTGCTTGCCACTAGAAATTGGGCGATATCCAATTTCGCCGCAAAAAACCACAATCACGACGAGAGATACGTAAAAAAAGACGAAGCAAGCGACGGCACTCCGATAGGTGCATATCTAGCGTGGAGCTCGCAAGACAAAATCCCCGCCGGCTATCTTTTATGCGACGGACGAAGCCTAAAAAAGAGCGAATACACCGAGCTTTTTGCTGTGATAGGCTACACCTACGGCGGAAGCGGCGAGAATTTTAATATACCAAACTTTAGCGACGGCAAATTTATGCGAAGCGTGGGCGGGAATGCTGCTGCATTAGGGGTAGCGCAAGCTGACACGGTTAAATCTCATAATCACAGTTGGTTTTTTGGTGGGCAAAAAAACAGCGCAACTGGCGCAGGCTCTACAGCCTCAGCTGGCAACACAAGGCCACCAAATGGAGCGAATGAAATTCCGACTACATTCGAGGGCGGAGTAGAAACTCGCCCATACAATATGTCCGTAGTCGTCCTAATCAAAGCTAAAAACGTCAGAGAGCAAAAGCAAAGCGAAATAGATAAGACGCCATACGCTACCGAAAGCAAAGCAGGCATAGTCAAAATCAAAAATACAATCACCGGAGTTCAAGAAGATGTAGCTGTGAGTGAAAAAGCAGTAGCTGGCATAGCGAGCATCGGCATAAATCAAACGTGGCAAGACGTGCTAGCAGAGAGACAAAATGGTGTAGTATATACAAATACTACTGGGAGGCCTATACAAATATTAGTGAGTCAACAACAATCGTCATCCTCCCAGACTTGTATCCTCGAAATAAACAACGTGGAGAGTCTTAGAAACGTTAGCTACGGCAACGCTGACGGGTGTATAGTCTCAGCAATTATACCGGCAGGAGCAACATATAAAGTCGTGTACAAAAACTACACCCCGTTAAAATGGTTCGAGCTTCGATAGAAAGGAAAACAAATGAAATACTTCAAAGACAAAAACAATCAAATTTACGCACTGGACGAGAAAGACATATCAAATTTTAAAAAGCCCGAATGGGTTGAAATTTCCAAAAAAGAAGCGGATGAGATACTAAATCCCGCACCAAGCGCGGAGCAGCTAAAGCAAAAAGAGCTAGCCGAACTAGAAGAGCAGATCAAAGAGACCGAAGGCTGCATCAGGCACGCCATACTCATCGGAAACGATGCAGTGCTTCCGGAGCTTCGCGAGGAATATAAAGAGCTACTAGCCGAGAAACAAGCCCTAGAAAAAGGAGATAACAAAGATGAAAAAGAAAACTAAACGCTGCGAGATATGCAGCTCAAAGCTAGACAAACAAGGAAACTGCCCTTGGAGCGGCTGCCCTGCAAGCCCGAAGTATCAAACGGAAGAAAACGAGTCAAAGCAAGAAGAAAAGCAAAAGGATAAAAAATGAGAAAACTAAATAACAAAGAAATTTTGCAAATTTCAAAAAATATAGCTATCGAGCTTCCGCTCGAGATAGCCTCTTTCGTAGTAGTACCCATAGCTCTAGCTTTTACGAAGCCTAGCGACG